CCCTAATGTCAGAAAACATATGCCATTCTACGGCTTTAATATCCTGGTTTTTTTCCGACGATGAGCTTTTTCCTCTGCCACCACCTGTTTTAATAGCTTTATGAAAATTCAAGCCCCGTTTTTTCACTCCTCTATCATCATAGCCAGCCATTGCGGGCGTCACATTTCTACAACTAACTTTTTCTTTAATGTTACCATAAATAAGCCATCCATCAAAACTTTCGGTGTCTCTGCTTCCAGACCATTGATAAACCGCAGGCACACCGCCAACAGAGAATTTAATGTTTATTCCTAATATTTCACTTTCTGGGTTAAGTCTACCATCACTCATAAAACTATAATTTCGATGATCCACTTTAATGTTTATTCCATTATATTGTGTTGTTAATATTCTGCGGGGACATGAAAAACAATGTGCTATTCGTTCATTTTTCAATAGTTTCATTTTTCAATCTTTCTAAAGTCATTTGACAATAAGTTTCGTCTAGTTCAATTCCAATCCCATTTAAATTTAGTTTATTACAAGCCAACAGACTTGAACCGCATCCAAGAAAAGGATCAAGAACAACCATATCATTTTTAATGCCAGCTAATTTAATGCACATTTCAGGCAATTCTGTCGGGAAGCCAGCTGGATGCTCTTTCTTTTTCTGCACGGTTTTATAAGGTATAAACCATGTATTGCCACGGCATCTTAAATCTGGCTTGCCTCCTTTTTCTCCGTGATGCCATCTTTCAATGTTACTTTTGTCAGCATATGGGACACCAGCACCCAACCGATCCATTGTTACGAGTCCAGTTTTTGTAAAATGAAATATAGATTCATGTTGGTCATTAAGATAACGTTTACTATTAATTGGTTTAAAGTGACCACTACTTGTGTTGTTAATAGTGATTGATTTAACCCAGACGATATTATTTTGTAATATCAATCCAGTATTTTTCGCCATCTCCATGCACACTTGCATTGCAATATATGGCAGAGATGGTTTGTTACCAATGTTTAGAAATAGAGAACCATCATCTTTTAGAATCCTTTTTATTTCTAGACCGACGTTACAAAGCCATGCCAAGTATGCTTCGTTAGTCATACGGTCTTGATAGGTTTTGTATTTAATGCCAATGTTATAGGGAGGGCTAGTAACAATCACATCCACAGACTTTTCTGGCATGGACTTCATTTCTACAACACAATCATTGCAGATAATTGTTTGTTTGCTAACATTCCATTCTTGTTTGGATGTAACATTCATGGAACATAAGATACATGATACTAAAAAATAAGTCAATGTTACTAAATATCTTTGATGAAAAAGTTTTTTGAATTTTTGGATAAGAAAGAAAGAGAAGCCAAACACCAGTTGAAGATCATTGAGAAGATACTTGGCGGGCATGGCTTTATGGTTAAAGATCACGTCCACGATGATGATCCTTATGTTTTTGTTTACAACCCAAAAAAGAATACATTTTTTGACGGTATTAGAATCTACAAAGTAGGAAATCAACTTTCCTTTAGAGTTCAAAAAGAAGAAAAAACTCATCCATTTGGTAAAGCATATCCATTGGCAATTGAGGATATGTTTACCGATCTAGTTTCTGATTATAAGCCAGAACACGCAGGTAAAAAAATAATAGAAGCAGTTGTAACTGAAGTTAAGAAGTTTTTTGAAAAGAGTTCAGAAGCTGAAAAGGGTATTCGTGATAAACAGTTTGATAAAGACCCGTTTGGCAAGGTTGCTGTTCGTTCGAGCGATTTTGGAATGGGAGATTATAGTAACCTTACATATATGAAAGCTTGATGCTTTAATCTTGACTTATAAATAATTGTAGGATACAATAATAGCCTATGAAACAATATACAAAAGAATTTGTCGAAGGATTTTACAAACAAAATGACTGTGAACTTTTAGAGCAATATACTAACGCTGCACGATCTTTAAAATATCGTTGTAAATGTGGTATGATTGCCCAAAATAGTTTTTGTAATTTTATTAAAAATTCTTATTGTTGGAATTGTGCGGCGAGGAAACAATCTTTTTCTCAAGAATATGTAGAAACATGTTTTAAAGATAGAGATTGTGAACTTTTAGATGTTTACGTTAACAACCGTACAAGGTTAAAATTCAGGTGTAAATGCGGAGAGTTTTCCACTATTACGTTTGCTTCATTCCATAACAAAGGTTGTTATTGTGAAGTTTGTGGTGGAAAGAAAAAACTTACAATAGAATACTTAAAGTTAAAGTATGTTGAAATTGGATGTGAACTACTTGAGGAAAATTACAAAAATGCCCGTACAAAAATGAAAACTAAATGTTCTTGTGGAAATATATTTCAAATAAGTTGGAATAATTTTCAAAAAGGGAAAAAGTGTAAAGAATGTGGGCGGCGAAAATTGGCTGAATTTTTCAAGTTAAGTCATGAGCAAGTAAAACAATTTTTTGAGAACAATAGATGTAAATTATTAACAAATTTTTATGTTAATGCTCAACAAAAATTAGACTACATTTGCAAATGTGGTCGCCAGTCGCAAATAACATATAATAATTTTCAAAGAGGCAGAAGATGTATGCAATGTAAATTGGATAATATCCGAGCAAAATTTGGCGATCCAAAATTTATGCAAAGGTGTAGAGCTATGCTAAGACGTATCTTAAAAGAACTTAACATGGTTAAAAAAGACGAGACGCATAAATTACTAGGATACAGCGGGAAACAATTGCAAGAGCATATTACCAGTCATCCAAATTGGGACACGGTGAAAGATAAAATCTGGCATATTGACCATATTTTCCCTGTCAAAGCTTTTTGTGATTATAATTTACTTGATATCAAGCTAATTAATTGCATCGACAATCTTCAACCGTTGACAGGTGAAGATAATTTAAAAAAAAATGCTAAATACTCTAAAGAAGAATTTGAAGTATGGCTTAAATCTAAGAACATTTCGGTGTAACATTCCTACCGAATGTCATGTTCTTTTGAAGTCGTATTTCAGGATTTCTGAATGACCAGCATTCTCCCGTTGAGTCTATGAAAACAACCCATATCATTTCGTGTTCTTGTGAGTAATCCAGAATAAAATGAGCGAAACCTTTTCCTTTTGGGGTTTCGAGTGGGATCACTGGATTTAATTGTAGAATCATACATATAAAGTAGTATGGCTAACCTTCAATTACCTCCAAATATAAGCAAGCTTTGGCAAGCAACTGAGTTCCCACAAAAGAACAGAACAAAAATAGTCCATAAAGGAAGTATTATTAACTTCTTTTATATTGGGCAAAGAAGGCAAGCCACACATGATCCATATCCTCTCCTATTAGTATCTGATATATTCACAGATGCGATAAGAGGGATTAATTTAAATTTATTAGATGCACCATATGTTACATCATTGATAAAAACTTACTTAGACACACCTTTTTCTTATGCTAACATAAAAACTGACAACTATATTACTAACGCATTCAGAACTTATAAAAGAAATGGGATAAGTAGTTTACGAATGATGGATGGAGATTTCTTGAAGGGCTTGGCGGCGGCGGCAAGGTCGCTGGATGTTAATGAGATTGAGCAGATTAGGAGTCAGATTGAGACATTAATAAGGCAAGCATCACAACAACCTTCAGCCGAACCAGAAGAAATGGATTTCAATGCATAAATAATAATAATTCATATCATTTAATTTAATAAAGGTAATATGTCAGAAGTGAAAGATGGTGCTGGTCGAACTATAAATGTAGAAAACGTAAATGTGGCGACACTTAAAGCACAACTATTGCAGAGTCTTGCTCCAAAAACTGACACTACTAATGCGTCAAATCAAGAACCTGTAGATAAGCTTATCAAGCAAATAGGTACAATTGCTGGTTATGACTTAGACGGAGAATTGTTAAAATTCAAAAATTCTCTTGCGAAAATTACACAAATATATGAAGAAACGGCAAGGAATAAAACTGAGAAAAAGGCTGCAAAGGCAAGTGAAGCAGCTTCAGCATCTGCTAGTTTGCAAAAAAGTTTAAAAGAGATTTTAGGAAAAACTGAAAATGATCTTAATAATTTTGCTGTTAATTTAAATAAATCATTAGAAAAAGTAGCAAATGAGATTCAAACTAAAATGGCAAGTTTTCGTGCAATGCCAGGCGCACCAGACGCTGCCACAAAAACCGCACCAGTTACAGCTAAAAGAGATTTATGTAAGTGTATTTGTGAATGCATTGAAAGGATGTCTGGCAAAATGTCTACTGGTGTTAACAAAACTAACAAAGCAATTGCCGAGGGAAATAAAGAAAGTAAAGAAAGTAATAAAAAGTTAAAAAAACCTCCTTCTGCAAGTAATGCATTCAGTGACATGCTGGACGCATTCAACCGCAAGAAGCCAGAGGAGATATATAAAGAAAAATATGCTAAAGGACAGAGCATTTCAGGTAAGCTACAAACATATACAGGAGAGGATGGTAAAAAGCAGGTTATTGGGGATATCATTAATGGTGTATCTCAAAAAACAGGACAAATAACAGGTGGCATAACTGCACTGCTGGGGGCAGCAACAGGAGGATTAGCAGGAGGGCTTATAGAAGGTTTACTTAAGTTTCTTTTCAGTCCTTTAATTAAAGCGTTTGAAGATTTAAGTAATAGAGCAAGTCTTATATACTCTACGATTGGTGGAAACGCCGCAGATGCAGCAAAACGACAGAAAGACTTAGTTCTTAATGCTAATGAAGTATTAGAGACAGGTGTATCCTATAATGCAATAGAGAAAGCAAGACTTGCAAATGCCAAAAAAGGCATAACTGATTGGAATACAACTAACAAAGTTACAAAAACAGGATTGAACTTAGCCAGTCAAATTGGGGCAAAAGCCGAAGACGCTGCGGAAATGTTTGGCAACTGGAACTTACACTTAGATTTAAGCAGCAGTAAATTGAATGTAATTGCCCGCAATATGTTAGCTATTGGCAGACAAACTGGTTTAACTGGCGACAATTTATTAAAAGTTGCACAAAATTCTAAAACATTCATGGATAACATGAGAAATGCTGGAACATTTACAGCATCAGCCGCAAACAATATTATAGGATTCTTAGCTCGCGCAGAAAAAACTGGAAATAACAAAGCGGCACAAAGCGTACTTGGTGTTTTGCAAGGTAGTATAACTACTGCTACAGACCAACCAACAGCCAACTTATTATTAGCGGCTAGTGGTGGCAATCCAAAAATATTAGATCAATTAGTAACAGGTACGGCACTTGGAGACAAAACTACTACTAAGGCTTTAGGAGAAGGCATACTCGATCAATTATCACAGATAATTATGGCTCAAACTGGTGGTAGAAAAAGTAAATTAAGTCAATTAACACCACAAGAAGCTGGCAGGGTAAGTATGGTGACGCAAAGTGCGTTTAAGCAAGGTGCCAAAGAAATGGAACTTCTTGGTAAAAACTTTATTGATATGAGCAAGAGTGTTGAGCAACAAATTGTTGATATTAATAAAAATGCAGGTTTGACACCTACTGAAAAAGCGGCACAAATAGGACAAATAAATTATAATGAATTGGCTGCTAAAGTAAGTGGATTTCAGGGAGGCGATACAGCAGAGTTAAGCAAAAATCTTGAAGCCCAATTTAAAATGTTACAAGCGGATACAGAAAAAAAAGACGATAAAGGCAATTTGGTCAATGCAGGTGCAAAGTCAATATTTACCGAGCTTGGAGTCCAAAAGGCTTATAAAGAGGCACAAGATGCTGCTCTTAAGGTAGGCGGTGATCCAGCAGAGGTACAAACTAAATTACAAGCTGTTGTAGATGCTATGGATGCTGTAAAGAGGAGAATGTCAGAAGATCAAAGGGTAAATCTCGACCCTATGGGAGCTACACAAAGAGAAATAAATCTAACTTTAGGCAAAATACAAGAATCATGGGGCAAGTTGCTTGTTGATTGGTTGCCAAAAATAACTAAATGGCTTGAAATAAATCAACCAAAAATAGAAAAGTTTATGGATAATACTATTCCACTGATGGTTGGTCATTTAGGAACAATGGTTGGTCATTTAGCAAGTTTAGTAGCGTGGTCTTTTGACAACATCAAAGTGCTTGCCGCAATTGCTCTTGCATTAGGGGTTGCCAAAGCTGCAAGTGTGGTTGGACCTGCGGTTGGTGGTTTAATAGGTAGATTTTTGCCCGCTGCTGCTGGCGGTGTTGCTGCTGGCGGTGCTGCTGCTGGCGGTGCTGCTGCTGGCGGTGCTGCTGCTGGAGGTACTGCTGCTGCTGGTGGTCTAGGTGTTGGAGGGGCTAGTCTTTTAGGGGCTGGTGCTATAATAGGGGCCATTTTAATAGGAAAGGAAATCAAGGATCAGCGAGAAATAGTAGATAAGAACAATGATATAATGTTAGACATATCTAGAAGAAGATTAGCGGGTATCAACGCAATTCTAAAAGAGGATAGAACCATTACACGCCAAACAGCAGAACAGTTAAAAGAAACAATAAGGCAGTCAGAGCTTAAAACAATGCAAGCTAAAGAAGGCTCGCAAACTTTAAATAACTATACAAGTTCCAATTCTGGTGGTGCGGCAAGAATGCTTGGCATAGTTAGTGATGAATTAATTAGAAATACAGAACGAGCCATTGTTGATACAATACATGGTGAAGCAGCTGTTAGATTACAAGCTAAGTCTAGATTAGAAGCATATACAAATCCACTTGGTACACAAACAAGAGTTGAAAAATATGGCAATGAAGTGAGAAGGGCAGGAGCCGCTGCACCACAATATGCACATCAAGCATATACAATTAGACAAAATGCATTAAAAGAAAGTAAAATATTAACACTTGGCGAAGCAATGCCAACATTGCCAAAAGAGTATCAAGCATTTAAAGAAGACTTATTAGCTCAATTTACAGAGTTGCAAAGTAATTGGGAAATGGAAGTTAGATATACAAACCCAGAAAAACAAAAAGAATGGCATGATAAAACAAAAGCCCTTCAAGATAAGCTTAATACTTATCTTAGAGATCAAGGACAACAAGAAGTAAATATTTGGGAACTAAATAAAGCGGCGCTCAAACGTGCAAAAGACCTAGACCTAGCAGAATCACTGAAAGACAAGTTGCAAAGTGTGAACAAAAATATGGGAATGTCAGTTGCAGAAATAGCATCAGGGCCGCTTCCTGGCAAACCAGGCGAAAGTAATTTTGGAACTAGACAAGCTATTGGTGATAATTCACTAAAATTTATATATGCAAAAATGGGAATAGCTGACACCGATGTAAACAATATTTTAAAACCTGAAGGAGTAGACAGAAAAGAGTATATGGAAACAGTAACAAGGATTTCCAAAACATTTGAAGAAAATCCAGATAAATTAAAGCAAGTTTTAAAAGAGTATTTAAGTCAAAGTAAGCTTTTTCCAGAAGATAAAAAATATATAAAAATACTTGAAGATATACTCAAAATCCAAGAAACTGAATCTGAAAAGGCTAAGGAATATTATAAAAGAGCAACTACAGGACATTCGATTTTTACACATGACTACAATGTAGTGGAATCATTAGATTGGGTTTGGGGCACATTGAATGATATTTCTACACAATTAGGTGAAATAACGGCTATTCAGGATGCGGCGGTAGCAACAATGTCTCCTATGTTGCCAGGGGTGGATGTAGAAGAAGAGATTAAGAAAAGACAAATGGATAAAGACGATGGTACTAGTGAAATAGTAGCTAACACTGGTGACACAGCAGAGAACACTCGTAGAACTGCAATATTATTAAGTGCGCTTTTAAATGGCATGAGAAGAAGTAAAGGTCGTTCAACAGCTGTTGATGGTGAGAATGTAGACGAATCTGTATTTTGGGATCAGTTTATAGACTCTGATTGGGTAGATACCACAGCAAGGTCGCCAGGTTATATGTGGACTCAAGGTAATATAGGCAAACGTAATTAAGGGGATTAGTGGCAAGGGCAACAGAAACTAGTGGTCGTTTAGCGATATTGAGTAAGTGTAAAATAATTACACCATGCGGAACTATTTGTCTGAGAATTCTCCCAGATATTAGTGATTCTAAAGGTGCGAATTATGCTTCAGAAAATGCAATTGGAAGGTCTAATCCAATGGTAACTTATGCATTTTCTGAAGCAAGAATGATTACAAGTGAACTTCATTTTATGACTACAACTACGGAAGACATAGATGATAATTGGCGCTCACTAAAAATAATACAAAGTTTAGTATATCCTGGTACTGCTACTGTTAATGGTGGCGCACCATTTACACCTCCACCTGTAGTTAAATTTATTTGTGGTAGTTTATTAGATGGACCTAATGGACTTTGCTTAATATTAAAAAGTTATAGTGTTAGATATCCTGTGAATGTAGCTTGGGATGAAGCAACTTATCTGCCGTATCAATTTTCCATAACCTGTACATGGGAAGTGGTTTATGCATGTAAGAATTTGCCTTCTAATAAGTGTATTTTAAATACTGATACGCCATATGGGACAGTAACTATACCAAAAACTATAAAACAAACCAAGCCTAATGGAGGATAAATGGCAAATGAAATTAGTTACACTAATTATAGCACTACTAACTTAGTGGATGCAACAAGTCGTTATAATTCTAGACCTATAATTCATTACGGTAGTGATAAAAAGGCGACATTTGCTATTTACAATAAATCAAATATTAGTATGGCTCCAGGGGACAAATTTTATGAAATTACCAAAAGCATGGAATTTAGACCAGAATTAGTTTCACATCAATTTTATGGTTTACCAGATTTGTGGTGGAGAATTATGGCAGTCAACAAAATGAAGGATGTTATGGAATTTAGGGCAGGCAGGAATATAGTAATTCCTAATAGTTACTTAATGTAGAGGAAAAAATGGCCGAACCAGTAGTAGATGTATTTACACAATGTTCAAGTCTTAAAGACAACTTCAACGACATATATTGTTGCTCAGGCATTGAAAACAAATTCATGGAGTATGATGCTGGATTTTTATTTGTTGCTAACCCAACTTGTTCAAGTTTTAGTTTTCCATATTTGAATAGTAAAGGGGAGCCAATCTTAAAATCTCCTTTAAATGCAACAGCACAATCTCCTTGGGTAAGAGTTGCATTTCAAGAATACTGTGAGGGAAATGAGCCTCAAATAAACAAAACAAATCAAACCATTATAACTACTGGCAATGTATCGCAAGGGGGAGGAGGTTCAGCAGAAACATGTAATGCTGCAATTAAGTCATTTCAATATGGGTGGGGAATAGTTGATAGTGGTAATCGTTGTAGAATAACAATTATTGATGAAAAAGGTGGAAGCTTTGACCAATGGGCTAAAAGAATGGCTACTAATACAGAAGGTTCATCAAAGCCAATAAAAGGTAGTTATAGAATGAAAGTGCAGTGGGGTTGGTATATTAGTGGTGGAGGTCCAAACGATCAATGTGGTAGAGGAGCAACTGATCCTGATATAACTGGCCCCCCAGACCCTAGTTTGAATAGTGCATATAATATTTGTAGTCCTATTTTATGGTTTTTGCCAGATATGATTACAGTAAATTGGGAAAATGGTAAATTTATATACACATTAGAGGGTGTTGATTTGCTAGTTAGGGGTCAAGAACAAAGGCTTAATAAAGTGCTTGGACAAGACGGCGATGATACTAATCCTTTTAACAAGCACATGTATTTTACAGATGCAGTACGGCTTTTGGGGTCTTACTCAATGCCTCCTTTTGCAGTGAGATTTTTATCATTAAATGCCAACAGTGAGATAACTAGCATGAGATTTGCTAAAAGACCAGGCGTTGCAATGGACAATGAATGTAAGGGGCCATATTCAAAATGGCCAACTGGAGAAAAAACACCTTTAGATATTATAAATAATTGGCTTAGAAGTGGAACAGTTTTGGCAATAGATCAAACAGGCGGAATAAATTCAGCAGGGAAAAAAATAGGTATTACTGCCAATTATGATTCAACTTTGGATAGAAAAGACCCATATAATTTAACTAAATTTCCAGTAAATGGTTGTGAGGAATTAGTCCAAGATGGCTTAACTGAAAATATACCAGATAAAGGTACAATGATTTTATGGGCATCAAATGGTGTGCCACACTGTCAAGGCAACATAGCTGATTTGGACTCAAGATTAAGGGCAGTATATATTGTGAATGGTGGTAATTGTCAAAATGGCTCTAGTGTAGTTTTAACAGAAGATGGCTGGCAGAGAATTAACTACATTTATAGACATAAATATTCTGGCAAGGTGGCTTGTGTAGATGAAAATGGAGATTTAACTTGGTCTAGAATTACGAATTGGTATAGAAATAAATTAAATAATAGGAAAATGGTCAAAGTTCATTTGCATAATAGTCGTCAAAGAAAAGGCAGTATTAGTGGAGCCATTTTCACTGAGGATCATCCAATGCTAACTGACAGTGGTTATGTTGAGGTAAGACATTTAAAATTAGTAGAACATAAAATTAATTCTGGTACTTATCAGTCTTCAAAGGAAGTGCATCAAGCAGTATTAGGGATGATGCTAGGTGATGGTTATATTCGTCATAAAAGTTACAGTTTTCATTGTGCCCATAGTGAAAAACAAAGATCATATATCGAACACAAGGCACTAATGCTTGGTTTAAACGTAATGGATAAACCAACAAAAAAATACCCTACTGTTAAAATTACATCTAAGTCATCTCCTTATTGGAGGTCACTAAGAAAATTATTTTATCCTGATGGTGTCAAAATAATTAATAAGAATATATTAAAAGATTTTAGCATTATATCTTTAGCTTATCTTTTTATGGATGATGGACATTTGAAATTAAATAAAAAATTAGCGGAAATAGCGACTTGTGGATTCACAAACGAAGAGGTTGATTTATTAATAGATAAAATTCATGAATTGGGAATTAAGTGTTACAGAAGAGAAAATAGCAAGTATCCAAGAATTTATTTTAGTATAGAGCAAACTAAGGTTTTATCAGAAAAAATTGCTCCATATGTGGTTGAATCAATGAATTATAAAATACTAGACCAGCATAGATTTGTCAAGAAAATTAAACTGAATACAAAACAAGAAATATTTTATGATACTTTTGATTTAATAAGATGCGAAAAACTAGAAAATACAACAAAATATGTTTATTGCATTGATGTAGAGAATTATCATAACTTCATAACCCATTCTGGGGTTGTGCATAATTGCAGCCCCGTATTAGCATTTAATCCAGTTATAAGATGGCATTTCTTATTAGGTTTAAAAGCTGGTGGTACTTCCATACCAATATCTGGCTATCAAAGAAAATATATTGAAGGATTAAATACTACAGGTTGTGCCATATCTGGTGGTAGAAGTGTCACTAGTACAGGAACGTCAGGTAGTGATAATATGGCACAGCAAAACAATCCAGATTTAGCAGCACAGGAATCTAATATGTTACATACAGCTGGCAACTTAATGATTCATGCTATTGAAGCTGAGCTTAGGGTTCAAGGCGATCCTAGTGATTGGTTATGTTCACCTATATTTGGATATGGTAGATGTGTAGGTATTATATTTATAAATCCATCATTTTTAATGGATGGTGCTGATGAAGCAGATTGTCCAATATTTTCCATACAAAAAGGAACTAGTGTATGCAATAGCTTCTTAACAAATAAAGGGTGGTTTATAAAAGGAGTAGAACATCAAATCAAAGAAGGTAGTTATATTACTACTTTAAAATTAGCGTTACCTGCACCTGGCGCTGAATTAAAGTTTGCAAATTTAGGCATCCCTACACATTCGGGTGGATGGCTAGGAGCGCCAATACCGATTTTTGGTGGCACGCAGTCGCAAACTGATAGATATGCATTAGGTTTTAAAGCAGTAGATTGGGCTACTGCTGTTGCTGGTGGTGGCGTTGGTGTTGGTTGTCAAGCGGTGTGTTACACTGGTGGTGGTTCTGCATGTGATAGTGGTCAGCCTTGTGATAATCCTGGGACTGGCAAATGTGCTAATGATGATTTTTGTAGTGGCTTCCTTGGGCTTCTTGCTGGTTGTAATGCTTAATGGTTTTTTTATAATATGAATAAAAACGTACATTTAGAAAAAATATGGAAGATGCTTACTCGTCATGAAAAACGATTAAAAGAAATGAATTTTAATGAATTGTTTAGTAGACTTTTCAACAAGAAATTCAACATATTGCAGCAAATGAATACTTATTACGGGGTGCATTTAGCTCTTTGTATTGATACACGCGACCCTTTCAAACAAAATCGTGTTAAATATTTTAGTCCCGTATTACATATTCCGCTTGCAGGCAGCACTTTGGCTGTTGCAGGTCAACCAACTGGTCCTTCTCAAGTTACTAAAATTTCTGAGTTGGAATGGGCTTGGCCTATTTCTTCTATGGGCGGGTTTGATGATTGTGGATTAAATTGGGTTCCACCTCCAGGTTCAATGTTGGCAATTATGTTTCTTAACGGTGATTTAAATCAAGCGTTTTATATTGGTAGCACATGGTATAGAAATAAGGGTCCAATTCAACACGATAATTGGAATTATCAAATTCCCGAATATTATAAAGTGTTTGAAGGTCATCGTCAGGGTTACATGGTTGGCAAAAATGATGAGTCACAAGTTTTCCCACCACAAAATACAGATAATTATCAAGGATTTGATGTTGAGGGCAACATAGATTTAGAAGAGAATCCTGATCCTACTACATTAACAACTTATCCACATATTTATAGTATAAACACTCCAGAAAAACATCGTGTAATAATGGATGATGGTGATCCAAAATGTAATCGTAGGTGGAAAAGATTAGAGATAATTTCCAGTATGGGAAATTTATTTCTAATGAAAGATGATCCATATCATCATTGTGGAGAGTGGTTAAATCCACAGTGTTTCAAGCCTGCTGTTGATATAGTGCCAGATATATGTCAGATATCATTTACAACTTATGTAACAAATATAAGTATTAATGGAACAATTATTCCTGGTAATGAGGCTAACGTTATTACTTTTGAGCCATATGGAACTCAATATCCTTGTCCTCAAGGGCCAGATAACTGTCCAACATTTACTGGAGAGAATCCACCTCCCCCAGGTGTAAGACCACCAGATATAACTACGGATCAAGATTATCTTGGTGATGAATTCCTATGTCCAAGGCCAAAATTACCATTTCCAGAAATAGTAAAACCTAATATTCCAGCGGATTGTTTAAATGGTGTAATTAATGGTTTGACTGATTTTTGTTTTACATTTAACAATATTGGTAAAAACAAATATCAAAAGCATAGGCAACAATGTTTCCCATATTATTGTCAAGACTGTGGTTTATTACAATCTGGCATACAGGTTCGTTCTCGTTCTGGTGCGACATTGGTAATGGATGATTCGGTGGAGGAGCCTAGAGAAAGAACAGAGTGGGAAAGAACTCTTAAAGAGTTTGATATGGACGGTTGTACAGGTAATTTTAAAGGAAGGACTTATTGGAAGTCAGCGACTGGACATTACATTGAGATGGCAGACATAGAGAATCAGCCGCAATTAAGGAGTGAAAGAAATGGCATTAACATTGTTACTGCGTGTGGCAACAAGATTTGTTTAAACGATGAGACATTGCCTGGATGCATTGCTGGTCCTTTGCGTGGTATTCATCTTGAGAGTACATCTAAGCATCAAATTGACATGTGTGATAACACTAACAAGCAATGTAGTGATCCTAGAAGGGGATGTGAGAAGGGTGGGCCTTATGCTAAGAAGGCATTTGTTAGGATTAGGAGTGGTTATGGTTTAACGATGACTTTTGCTGATGCTGATGACCAGACTAAGACGGATCAGCAGTACATTCAAATTATGTCACCACAAAAGGACAATTTAACAAGGGGTCCACATGTTTTCCATATGCAGGAGAAGGCAGATGGTCCTGGGCAGGTATTTTTAAGGGCTGGGGGCGATTACATTGTCTATTCATACGATCAATTTGTTGAAGTGGTTGGAGAGGAAAGAGACAATCCAGCGGATAAGATGGAATTTATTTCTAGGAACAAGTTGGTCAGTGTAAGAAACACTTATTACAATAAAAATCAAACGACTGTGTTTTGGGCTGACGACTACATCTTTTTATTAGCTGGTAGAGATTGTGATCCACAAAGTTCTGTAGGACAAGGACAACCTTGTATTTTTCCAGTTGTTGTTGCTTACCAACAAATTCCTGAATACGTATCCGCAGTGACTGGAATGAAAGCTAGTGAACATGTATTCGCTTCTGCATTACCAGAGCCAGAAGGGTGTGAAGGGATAGCTAGTGACGAATAAGGGGGGGGCATATGATTGCATATAAAGGAATATTATATCCATTAACGAAGCATCATCAAGGATTTTTGCATAATGCGAACTCTGATTTGGAGCAATTAAAATGTAATATTGCTACTATTATTTTAACAGAGCAGGGAGAGAGGGTTTTTGAGCCTTATTATGGTGTGAACATACTTGGGGTTAATTTAAACAGTCCTGAAGAATTAGTTAAGGATACATTTAGGCAAAATATTGCAAAAGCTATAAAAATATGGGAAAAAAGAATACAGGTACAAGATATTAAAATTAATTTAAGTGAATTTGAAGATAATTTGATATTAATGATTAGCATATATTTTATTGATCCTTTTAATTTAAAAAATGTAGAGGAGTTACACATTCAAAAGTCTCTTGGGGAGATTGCTGGTCGATCTATGCCTTTTTAATGTTTTGCAGGGTATATAAAGTAATAATTTTAAGCACACGATTTAAGGAGAATTGATGGCTGATTTATGTCCATTTGACGTAACCCCTTTGGCTGTATCGAAAATAACCAATACTACTCCAATTTATAATTTGAATTATACGAGTCAGGACTATCATTCAATGAAAAACAGGATGTTAGAATTATTGCATATTAATTTTGGCAATGAGTTTAATGATTATACAGAATCAAGTTTAGCGGTAATGCTTATTGAATGTTGGGCATGGCTAGCTGATTTGTTATCATTTAAAATAGATCAAATAGCCAATGAATTATTTATTGACACAGTAACAGAGCCAGAAAATGCATTTAGAATAGCCAAATTATTAGGGTTTAAGCCACAGCCGCCATTACCTTCAAGAGCTATGTTTATAGTTTCAAAAAACAGTCCACATTCTATAGACATTGTTATTCCAACACCAGCTATAGTTTTATTAGAAAATGGTACGAATGAAATAAGATATGAGTTATTTGCTGCTGACGTAAACAACAATCCAATTTTTGGTCAAGATATCATTATTCCAGCTGGCAGTACATTTAACAATTCTATAGTTGGTTTAGAGGGGTCTAGTCATAACACTACGATAGTGAGTAAAGGTAAAGCAAATCAAGTTTTTAATTTGCCTTATGCATCAGTTTTTTATAATTCTATTAACATAGTATCAAAGGATACTACATGGCGACAAGTTGACGGTTTTACTGAGGCTGTAGCAAAGCCAGAATACATTATAGAATATGATGCAGATTATAAGCCAACTATAATTTTTGGAAATGGGAAAGCTGGGATGATTCCTCCACAAAATTTAGAAATGAAAGTTAATTTTAGAGTAGCTAACAGAAATACTACAGAGGTTATAACTGGCGGATTTGAAAATAGATTTTTTGTTTCTGTGCCTGGGATACCTCATGGTGTGACAGTAAATGCAAAGAATTACACAAAAAGTGATTATGGGTATCCAGGCGATTCCATAAATGAAATTAGGAAAAACCTACCAGAATTTTTAAGAACACAAAACAGAGCGGTTACGGGCATGGACTATAAATATTTAGCTAATAAATTCATGTCTACGCACAATGGTTCTATAGGCAAAGCCACATGTGTTTTAAGAAATCATGGTTGTGCGGGCAATATTATTGATATTATAGTTCTAGCACAAACTGGTAATTACAAGCTTGTCAAAGCTAATGATAACTTGAAGACAGAATTATTAGAGGATTTAAATAATAAGAAAATATTTACTGATTATTTATGCGTAAAAGATGGTGAAATAATTTTGGTTGACATTAACATAGATGTAATATTAGATCGTATTAATAAAAAAATTGAGGATGAAATTAATAGAAAAATAACTGATATCTTAGATTGGTTTTTTGACTTACCTAATTGGGAGTTTGGCAAATCGTTAAAAGATTCAGACATAATTAAGTCTTTGGCAATGGTGAAAGAAGTTAGAAGTTTTGAAATTGGGTTTATTACTCCTAAAAATATTGAATCAGCGGACAATATAATATCACCTGCGTATAATGAGATTATCCGCCCAGATAACATTATTATAAATTTCGTTTATAAATCTGCTGGAGAGTCCTAATGGGTCGTAAAAAATATACAGACAGTCCTACTACAAATGATACTATCATTTTTGATTTAAATACCGAGAATGATGACGGTATGTTTGTAGACCCATTTTCAGTGGAAAAAGTAGTAATATTTTATTTGGAAAAAAACACAAATGTAAATAATAAGAAAATTGAGAAAAAGTTTTATAATCCAGATTTGCAAAAAAATTATGAAGAACAAAAGACAATAGTTAGTAATTTTCCAACGCTTGAAAATATCAAGATATTAAAAGACCTTAAAACTAAATTAGAAATAACAGCTTCCACTTCACAATTATATTATAAAGAGGCTCAATTTGCCATGTCTACTCCTAGTCCTCTTTGGACTATAGACGGCAAAGTAAGAAATATTGTTAATTTTATTGATCCTAACAAAAATAATATTCCAGGTAGGTTTTTTTTTGCATGGCTTCCACAAGACAACATGCGAGAGGGTACTTACATTATTAGATGGGAGTGGAAGTTAGAGGAAAAAGGTAAGATAAAATCAGCAGAAAAAATATTTACAATAGTTGCTGATTCAAAAGAATTAAAACATAGTAATTTAAGTTTACCGCCTAGAGATAAATATGATTTTCTATTAACAAAATACATTCCAGCAATGTATTTTGTAAAAACTAAGCCAAATGATTTAACTCCATATGTTATAGAGAAGTTGAATAAATCAGTTAGTCAAGGATTTTTAGAAATAGAAGACATGGCCATCAAGCTTTTTACTTTATTAGACCCAGACTGCATTAAGACAAATTTTTTACCTCTCTTGGCAAATACATTTGGTTTAACTTTAAGGTCAGATGACACTGATGCTTGGAGGAATCAAATAAGAGGTGTTTTGGGTTTATATAAAAAGAAAGGGACTATCAATGGTTTAAAACAAGCATTAGATAAGGCGGGCATTACTTTTCTTAAGCTTACTAATTTATGGCAAGTTATATCTAATTGCAATTGGACAGATGGATTTTTAATTGATAAAGATGTGAATTTAGATACACAAATAATAGGTTATTTAACTAAAAAACCTATAAACAATGATTTAACAGTTGAAATCAGGTCTAATGGCAAATACGTCACGCTACCAAAAGATATCATTAGTTTACAAGAAGTGCAAGCACCTGAAACCAAGACTGCGGTTATTTGGGAAGGTGGCAATACTAGTCCTCAAATATCTTTAATTAAAGATGATGTTATTAGAATTAAATATCAGTATAGCAATATTTCTGATTCAAATATTGAAAAATACATAGATACTTTATCTTTAGCAGATCAAAGAGATGAGACAAAGATAAAGTATCCATTTAAAAATTGGAATATAAAGTTAATAGAAGAAGATGATCCTTTATTTGATTTATTGATAACAGAAAGAAACCCATTTTACAATCCAATTATATTTGGAAAAATCAGAACTACGTTTCTTTACAGTGAAAAAGTTTTCAACATGGATACTTATAATGGAAGTTTGTATAACTCCAATAATCCATGTGACATTAATAAGGATTTTATTGATGCATGTCATGGTGGAAGAAGCAGTAAATTTAATATATATTTAGAATTCGATAATGTTAGTGATGAAAAAATAAAAGAGGCAAAAGAAATAATCATAGATTATTCTCCATTTCATGCTATTTTACATAATATAATCATAAGCAGCAAGACAACGGATTATGTTTTACCGCCTATCGAATCAATTAAAACTGATATTAAAAAAGGTAAGAGCAAAGAGAAGGTCACTTTTGGGGAGACTATATCTTGCAAAATCAAGTATAAAGACGGCAGAGAAATTGAAGGGACATTATGATAAATGAATTATTGATTCCAAAAGGCTATATTCGGGCTTGTATTAAATATAAAGATAATACAACTAAGATGTTATTATTTAAGAATCAAGTGTTGAATAAGGGAAAGAGTTTTCTGGCAAAGTGTTTGTTAGAGGAATATAAAGGCACTCTTTACATTGCAAATATGCTTTTCGGAGACGGTGGCACTGTAAATGGCACACCAAAAGATGTTTCTCCAAGTGCAGAAGGTTTAAATGGTGTGACCAGAATTAAGAAATCAGTCGTTTCACAAATTGATCCTGAATCGCCAATGGAGGCTATATTCACAGTCATTATTGGTGAAGAAGAAGGTAATGATTTCACTATAAACGAAATGGGACTTGAGCTTAGTGATGGAAGTCTTTTTAGCTTATCAACTTTTGCAGATTTCAATAAAACAGATCAAATGGAAGTAACGTGGGGTTGGAATATTAGTTTCATGTAAGAGGTAGAATGTATAAATTATATCAATATAAATCCATAAAATGTGGATTTATCGTCCTTTGTTCGTCTAGCAATATTGGACAACTTAAATCCACAACAAATTCTATTAAAGCTTATTACCCTAATAGTGAAATAACAGTAGTTGAAGGTTCAAGTTCTACATCTATGATAAATAAGGGTTTAAAAGAATCAAAATGTAATGAGTGGAATTTTATTATTCCTGCTGGAGGTTGGATAAAAAGCCGAATTGATATTAAATATTCTTATTTCATAGAATCAAATAAAGACATATTATTTCCAGTTCTAAAGACAAGAAGCATTAATTACAACTTTATGAGTCATGATAATGGCATGATGATACACAAAGAAGCTTTTACTGATATAGGAGAATTCCCAGATGGTAACGATAGTAAGTTGATATGGGCGACAACAGCCATTGAAAAGGGTTATAAATTCAAGGGTGTTATTGGTGGCAGATTCTTCTAAATGTCTCCATATTACTTGTGTTTTTTGCCTAGTAATCCATTTTTTCTAATATATTTTTCATTATTTACATCTGGGAATAAACTAAGTAATTCTTCATATGTATTTACAACTTTTGTAGCACATCCTAAAACCCACCAACTTAATTTTGATAATGGTAATTTATTGATATTAATTATATACAACTTTTTGTTTTTAAGGTAACTTTCGCCTATTTCATGATAACTACCACCACCCAAAAATTCATCGTATAAACAAACTATTGATTCTGATTTATCAACAAAATCCAGATCATTAACAATGATGTTTCTCATGTTTTTTTGGAACAATTCAAAATTATTTTCAATATCATTTTTCCAACATTCGTTTAATAACATAAAGCTTTCTTCTTTGGTTGGATCAATGCAATAATATCCTTTTTGATTTAATAACAATCTAAGGTTTCTACGCCATTTTACTCCACCATCTGGACTACTTTGCATCCCTCCAGCAAGATAAACAACATGTTTTCTTGTATCTTTTCTTATTTTGTATAACATACTAGGCAATAAATGGTATTTAATAATTTGTGCTAATTTAAAAGAATTCTCCGCATTAAAAAAATGGGCATAATAATACTTTGATTGTTTTTTACTAAAATGTCTTCTAATTGTTGTTTTAAGTTCCCATTTATTCCAAAAATAATCAGTTATAATTTTTCTATCTGTGTGAGTAAATCCTTCCGTACTTAAAAAGTTTTGCGATCCCATTAATCCGCCATCATCCATGAACCAAATGGCCAAAGATAATGGCGTCAATAACTGCAAAATATTTTCTGTAACAATTTTAATTCCATGTGGATATAATTTTTCTCTTAAATCTTTTAAAAAATCTAATGATCTGGTGCCAAATGAAAATGAATTAGTTTTTACATTACTGCACAAATTGAAAGATATTGATTTAAGCTTATGATGTAGCCAATAAATATATGGATATTGATTAATTGAATGCCCAATTCTCAAATTTCCAGTATTATTAATACTACCATCACCAAAAATGGTTCCTATAATGATTTCTTTTTGTTCTTTTGTTAGTAACATCTCATTAACACTTGACTTTTTATCAGAAAATTTAGATTTAATTCCATACTTTCGTCGCAACAAGCCAATAGTCAATCTGCTGAATCCGTGTTCTTTTGCTATTTGTTTATCTGTTTTATTTTTACTTACTTCCTTTAACATTTCATCATAAGATATGAAATTTTCTATTCTTATACGACCTTTTTCTAAATTTCTATTTTTATAACATCCACAAGAAACAATAAGTTTTTTAAATACGGGGTAGGGACATAATTCTAAATGTTTTCCACAATCACATTTGCACAAAATAAAAGTTTTATTTTCCTTTTTAATTACATTTTCAATGTATAATAAGCCAAATTTTTTATCAATCATTTCTTTATAATTATTTCTTGTCATGACTAGGGCCTCACTATTATAAATAACAAGGAGAAATCGAATGTCAAATTTAGAAATTTTAGAAAAAATAGACAAATTGGTAGAAAAAGCGCCAGAAAATCGGCACAGTTATTACCAATTGAAATACTTTGTCATAGGCAAGCAGCCTACCACACAATCACAATTATGGCAATGTCTAACTGAATTACAATCCAGAAAAGAAACAATTGATAATATAACACTTCAAATCGAAGATTTAGAAGATGAATTACAACTCATGGAATTACAAGAATTGAAAGATAAAATGGATGAGGAAAACACTCAATACAGCATCAAAGCACTTGGAGAAATATTAAAAAAAGAAAAAGATATTAAAGCAAGAAAAATAAAAAGGAGGAAGGGATCAATAAATAAGAATATAAGTAGATTAAAAAGGCAACTAGAATTTGTAGTTCAAGAAGCAAGATTTTTTGTACAGGCTTTTGAAGCTTTAGAGCAAGTGGAAGAATTAAAGGATTTTGATGATTACGACTCTCAAAAGGAGCTTTGGGAAGCAAAAGTTTCAGAAGAAATTAATCTAAGACTGCTTTTTAATCAGCCTTTAAGTCCAGATACTTTAAAGACAGCACTATCTCTTCACCAAGAATCTGAAGTAAAAAACAAAATCATGCAAATGATAGAAAGCACTAATGCAAAAGCGAGCGTCAAAACCTTAAGAGGAAACAATGAAAAATAAGTTGTCTATTAATAAATTACATAAAGAAGGTGCTTTGTCTGTGTTCCCTAAAGGGAAAGATTCTAAGTTAAACTTACATGAAGCGAAAAATAATGCTGAAAATATATTAAGACAAACGCTTTCTATTAATGGCAAATATATACTACTTCAAGATGGAAGTAAATTTCCTAATAGCGGCATCATAAAAATAACTCCAACTAATTCGACCAATCTTTTAGATTCTTTTGAAGTCATTTTCTATGCAAAAAAAAGTGGCGATCATCTAATTATGTTACAAAGAGGTTATGGTGGTTCATCTATTAATACTTGGCCATCTGGCAGCAAAGTTTCTTGCCCATTAATGGCTGAACACCACAATGCATTAAAAGATGCAGTAATACAGATTCAGAAAAAAATTGGCTTAGAAGCTAATCCATCTGCTGATTCAATTAACGGTATATTAAACTATTTGGAAAACAAGTGGTTGTCACCAAAACCAGTTTTCAAAGCATATCCAAGAATGGGACCATCCCCTTTGACTGTAACTTTTCATAATTTTTCCACTGGATATGGCGGAAGATATTTATGGGATTTTGGGGACGGCACAACAAGCACGGAAAAGAGCCCAATCCATGTTTATCAAGATGAGGGAAAGTATGCAATTAAATTAACAGTTATTTCTCCAAATGGTCCACAAGGTTTAACTGAAAAAAGTGATTATATAGAAGTAAATAATGAGCAACTTCCATCATTTTTTTATGTTACACCTTTGCAAGGGTCTGTAAATACTGATTTTGAGTTTGTAGATCAAAGTGATGGAGATATTGCAGAAAGACATTGGTTTTTTGGAGATGGCACAGACATAACGATGAGTAACCCAAACATTCACACAATAACACATCGTTACACAGCAGAAGGTAATTATGTGCCATCATTAATGATAAGACTTGCTAATAACAAAACAAAAAGAGTGCATTTGCCAGAAGGAATTATAGTCACATGAGCAATTATCCTGCAACATTCGATACGGATGAGAATTTATACTTAGTAAGAGACGCGCTAAAAATCCCATTAGGCGCAGATTATCACCCAGGGCAAAATATAATAATTGCAGATGGAGATATAAGTAGATTTCCTCTAAATGGTATTATCACTCTTGTAGACCAAGATAGTCCTGCACATGAACGTGCTGTTTCTTTTCATTATAATCACAGAACCAATAGAGAATTTTTAAATCTTGAATTACTAGAAAATTGCATTGATTGCTTTAAACCTAAAAAGTTTACAATAATTACCATGCAAGTAATGTCAGATCATAGAGAGGCTATTAAAGATGCAATCTTATCTATAGAAAAATTTCTAGGACCAAAACACACAGTAAATAATACTCCTAATGGTGACACGGTATTTGGCAGAATTAACTTTTTAAGAAAAATTTTGTTTGAACCTAAAGCTTGGTTTGAAGTGGACAAAATAACAGGTGCAGCACCATTAACAGTTAATTTTACATTTACTGGAACTGGTAATACTGGACCTGTTGGTGAAGTTGAATATATATGGAATTTTGGTGACGAAGATGAATTAAAAACAACTGAACATAGAGTGCAAAAATTATTTGTAGACCCAGGCGACAAAACAGTTTCTCTAACAATTAAAAATCAATATGGGGAAGATTCAGTTTCATTTCCTGGCATGGTTAAAGTAAAAGGTCAAGCACCAGAACAAGCACTTGTAAGATTTGCGCCTCAACAACAACAGCTTGGATTTATGCAAAATGACATTATGCCCAGAATAAGAGCGCAAGTACGCCAGCCAATAACAATCGAAATACCACAAAAAATGGTAAGTGAAAAAAGGACTTTTGCTGGCGAACGTATTGATCCCAATACATCAAGAACTAATGATGCCATTACTAACTACACATGGAATTTAGGAGATGATTTACCTCATGCCAATTCTCCTAAAACAAAAGCTTTATACAGTGTAGGAGGTCTATATGATTTGGTTGTGAGAACCGACACTGCTTCTGGCACACATAGGACAACTGTATATCCTAATGCTATTGATGTTGTAGAACCAATAAATATATGGCTGTGGACTATAAATAACAAAAATATTAAATCACATGAATTTGGCTTGTTAAGTGAGGTGTTTAAAACCTCTAACAATTCTACGGTCATAGAAATTGATGATTCCTTTATTGATGATAATCATAAAAGAGAAAAATTTGAATTTTGGAGAAATAATGGGTCTGCTAAAAAGGGCGATATAAAATCAGGACAAGGTGGCGAATTACTCATGTTCTGGGCAACTGGAAGAGATCGTACTTATGACCCAATTGCTGAAAAGATTAATTTTGTTGAATATAATGGATTTTCAGATACTTATATCTCAAAGGATTCAATATTAGGCAGACCTTGGAATTGGGTTTCGCTTTCAAATAATAACAAAATATATTTCGCTCTTGGCAATAATGTTGATGGTCCATTACCAACTTTGTCTATGACTAATCAATCAAAAATAACTTATAACATTGATTCATCGACCACTTCCTCTGAAGAAATAGAATACAGAAATTACAAAAATGGAGCGCAAAATTTAATCCTTAATCCTGATGTCTTTGATAGTAATTTTAATGCAGAAAATGGTCATTTTTCTGCATATAGAACAACATGGAAAAACAATACTGGATATATACTAAGAAACTCGCATTTAGGAGAAAATTTCTCTTTTCGTGAATTTTATAGAACAGAAGGCACAATTGGTTTGCCATTTCAAAACATAGTTAAATTGCTAGATTTGCCTGGCGAAAATCATAAAGATGGTGACTTGGCCGCAATAAGCAATGGAGTGTATTTTTTCAATAACTCTGGAATGACCTACTGTTATGGTAATTCTACTGGAACTTGGGAGTTAATAACACCCCATAATAAGATTGCTATCAATGACTTAGATGGGTTGATGGCAACCTCAGACTCAGACAATAAAGCATATTTGTCTTTAGAAGGAATTAATAATGGGTTTATTAAATTTAATGGACTAGATATGTCTTATACAACTTTAAATCAAAAACCAACAGATCAACAATGGCATATAACACTTTTTTAAGTCCTGAAACTGATTCAATAGCACACTATATATAAAATATGAAGTCAATACCCCGTGTTTTATTCCCGATTGCTCTAGATTCTAATTATACTTTATTTAGTACCAATAATAGTGCGCAAACAATATTAGCCAATAATTTAAGTGATACAAATGATATAATAGACATACATCCCAAGCTCGCTAATGACGCGGATATTTGGGCTGATAATGGGTTTGTCACTATTGAAAAAGAACTTATCTATTACGATAGCGTAGTTAAGGACAAAAATGGCAAAACAATACAACTAAAAGACTGTATTAGAGGTGTAGAAGGAGAACCTAGTACATATGTTGCTGGCACAACTGTATGTGCCAATGTAGTAGCACAATTACACAACCAATTAGTAGATGCAATTGTCGCAATAGAAAATACAATTGGCGACATTACGGACATGCTTAAAATTGGCACAAACCTTAAAATACAGCAAAATGTTAGGAAGAACTTTGTTCCTAAAAATACAATGGCCGCTGCGGACATAGCCTTCACCGCCTCTCTTCATCAATCACTAACAACAATGCTAGGATGTGCGCCAGTTCCTGATGATGCTTGTCCTGATGTTGAATTTGAATTTAACATCATGGGCAATATAGCTGAATATTGCGTAAGAATTTTTGGTGATTATACTGCATTTGAAGTAGATTTTGGCGATGGTAATTCTACGACAACACAACTTTCTGGTATTGTAACCTATACAAGCGGCAGTAATCCAACAGTAACAGTAACAACACCTACTTGTACGCTTATACAAATGCCAACAACACCAAATGAAGGTTGTAATGCACCAACATTACCAAATCCTTCAATTCCTTTTGTAATCGCTGTACCCACAGTACCAGATTGGCCAGAATTTATACCAAATAAGAATATTTGCCCTGGACCTTTGTTTAATTTGCCGCCTTTGCAGTTTCCTGAATCCAAACTTTGCCCAATATCAACCTCAATGACTACTTGTGTGCCAAGTGTTATAATATCTGTAATTGAAGCGTGCAAAACACCCCAAATTATAAGAGTCATAAGCCCTTGTAGAATAAGTATTATTTCATTAGTAGGATGCGAATTACCTAGCAGAATATCTCTTGTTGGATGTTGTCCACCAAGTATAATTAGCATTATAGCACCAAGCCTAGAATGTATTAGATTCTGTGAACCACCAAGTTTTCAATGTGTAAGCTTCTGCCAAATACCAAGCTTTAATTGTATAAGTTTCTGCCAAGTGCCAAGCTTTGCTCCTATTAGCTTTGCATCTTTCCCAAGTATCGGAAAAGTGTCATTTGATGTTGGTGTAAACTTGAGTCTAAGTCCTTTATGTTTCTGCGAACCACCTAGTTTCGCACCTATTAGCTTTGCACCAGTGCCTAGCTTTAGTAGAGTTTCTTTTGATGTTGGTGTAAAC